AATGTAAGACCGCGAGTTGGGTTGGGCACACATACAGGTAATGATGGGGAATTAAGTTATACAAGACCGCCGGGATGTGGATAATATGAAAACACAACTACTCTGCACATTTACGACTAAAAAAGATCTTGAGAAGACTATTGAAACGATTAAACAAAATTACAATATTGCTTTTAATAAAATTTATATTCTTCAAAACGAAGATGCGCCTAAAGAAATGGTTTGTACGTATAATGTCGAAGTAAGTGAAAATCTTGATTATAATTTAGTATCGAATACAATCTCACTGCATAGAAAAAAATATACAAATACTTTATATACAATAAATGCTTTGAATGAAGTTATTAAAAATTTAAATAATGGTATTTTAGATACCAGTTATAAAATTCCATGGGAAAATTTTCAAAATATGATTATGGTTACGAATTCGGAAGGATTGCACAAAATACCAACACGAATTTATCAAATTATTGAGGTTGAAAAGATCGAAAAAAATTAATAGGTTTTGTTATTTAATATATATTTATATATGAATTCAATTCAAATAAACAAACAGGAGATAGGTTATGAGTGAATCCAAATTATATTTCTTTTATACTATTGGATGTGGGTGGTGTAAAAAAGTAATGCCGCACATTGATGCGTTAAATGAAGAAGGTCACAATATTCTTAAATTAGATCTTGCAGACGGTGATAATAAAAAACTTGCGCAAGAATTAAAAACAAAATATAAAAAGCAATGCGGTACGCCATGGTTTATAAATGCAGAAACTGGAAATGATGTTTGCGGTGCTCGCGAAAAAGATGTTCTTTTAGACTGGATTAATGGTAAAGAGGTTCCCCCACCACCAAAACCTAAAGGTCCAATGCCAAGGCCACCATTTCATGGTGCAAAGAAAAAAGAAGAAAAAGAATGGAAGGAAGAATATAAAAAATGGGCAGACGAAAATAGTCATCTTCCCAATCTTAAATCTGCAACTGAAATTTTAACTCATCCACGACCTAAATCTATGCCGCCACAACCCTGGCCTAATCCTGGAATGGCAGATAAAGAGATTGATAAATGGAAAGAAAAATATGAAAAATGGTTAAAAGAAAATAGCCATCTTCCGAATACAATTCCAACAGAACAAATTATAAATAGAATGAAAAATGCTCCACAGCCGCCAAACAGCCCTGGAGGTTCGCCTCAAGTAAATCTTCAACTAGAAAGACGAATAAAAACTATTGAAACTAAACTTGATAAATTAATGACTCATTTAGGAGTTAAGTGAAATACAAGCCTACGCCTAAAGTAGATAGAGAACCCACAGAACACGAATTAGATTGCATAGATAAAACAGAACAAATGTTGGATGGAGAGAAAAAACTTCCTCCGACATCTCAAATAGTAAGAAATTTAGCTGTTGATCATTGGCGGAGTTTAAAAGCTTTCATTAAAGGGAAACAAGTTATCGTTTCTCAAGAAATAGCTGAACAACGTTGGGAAATTTGTAAGCAGTGTCCCTATTTAAAATATGATGAAACCAATCCAGATACAAATAAAAAAGATGGACGATGTACGGAATGTGGATGTTTTATGAATATTAAAGTTCATTACGCAACAGCTGAATGTCCTATTGGAGAATGGGGACAAGAGTGCGATTGTCAAGATAAAAAAGATTGTCCTGAATAAAAAATTTAATATGTTTGAGAAAAATATTTCATATATATAAATAAGTGGTTATATTAAAAAAATATAACACTAAATACTGAACACTAAATACTAAAACTAAGGAGAATATTAATGGATATTCAAAAAATAAAAGATCGTCTAAATCAGTTACAACAAACATCAACAGTATCAAATTCATTTTGGAAACCTCAACCAGGTAAAACACAAATTCGAATGGTTCCTTATAAGTTCAATAAAGATAATCCTTTTATTGAATTATATTTTCATTACAGCATGGGAGATAATAAAACTCATATATCTCCTATATCATTTGGTCGTCCCGACCCGATTAATGAATTTGCAGCCAAGTTAAAATCGACTGGTGATAGAGATGAATGGATTCAGGGTAGAAAACTTGAACCAAAAATGAGAACTTTTGTACCAATTGTGGCAAGAGGCCAAGAACATGAAGGTATTAAATTTTGGGGTTTTGGAAAAACAGTTTATCAAGAATTGTTAGGATTTATTGCTGATCCGGATTATGGTGACATTGCAGATCCAATTACAGGTAGAGATATTGTTGTTGAACGCCAAACACCTGCAGAAGCAGGAAATCAGTATGGGAAAACTACAATTCGTGTAAAACCGAATCAAATTCCGCTTACGGAGGATAAAGATGTTCTTAAAAAGATGTTTGATGGTCAAGTTGATATTAAAGAAATTTACACTGAACCAACTTATGAAGAATTAAAAGAAGTTCTTAAAAATTATCTTAATCCTGATAGCAGTGATGATAATCTTCCGGAAGCTTCACAGGCATCTACAACTACATCAACTGCAAGTAATACCACATCTGTCTCAGATGTTGATGATGCATTTGATCAGTTATTCAATAATTAATTAATTAACTTCACTTATATTGTTGGAGGTTTATTATGGCAAAAAAAGATGAACTTGCAACGATTATTGCTGACGAATTAAACAAACAATTTAAACATCGACAGGTTGTTTATTTTCTTGGAGAAAATAAAGATTCACCTACTGATGTTACTGATTGGATCTCGACGGGATCATCATTATTAGATTTAGCAATATCGAATAGAGCATCTAGTGGACTTCCTATAGGTAAGATAACCGAAATAAATGGCTTAGAAAGCAGCGGTAAATCTCTTATAGGAGCACATGCTCTCGCAAGTACTCAAAAAAAAGATGGCATTGCAGTTTATATCGACACTGAATCTGCAGTGTCACCTGAATTTCTTGAAGCAATTGGAGTAGATACGTCAAAAATGCTTTATATTCAACTTGAAACTGTTGAAGAAATTTTTGAAGCGATTGAAAATATTATTGTAAAGATTAGAGAATCAAGTCGTAAAAAAATTGTTACTATTTTAGTTGATAGTCTTGCAGCAGCATCTACTAAAATTGAAATGGATGCTGATTTTGATAAAGATGGATGGTCAACAGCTAAAGCAATTATTATTAGTAAAGCAATGCGGAAGCTTACACAGATGATAGCACGTCAAAAAGTCGCTTTGATATTTACAAATCAATTGAGACAGAAATTAGGTGTTATGTTCGGTGATCCGTGGACTACAAGCGGAGGAAAAGCTTTACCTTTTCATTCATCAGTTCGTATACGGCTAAAGAATGTTGGTCAAATTAAAGATAAGAAAAATAATACGATTGGGATCAAAATTAGAGCCCAAGTTATTAAAAATAGATTAGGACCACCTTTACGTACTGCTGAATTTCCTTTGTATTTTGATAGAGGAATTGATGATTATGGTAGTTGGTTAAAAACGATGAAAGAGCATAAATTAGTAAAACAGGCAGGTGCGTGGTATACTATAATTGATCAAGAAGGAAAAGAAATTAAGTTTCAATCGAAAGATTGGGAACATAAATTAGAAGATAAAAAATTAAAAGAGTATGTTTATAATTTAATATGTGATAAAGTAATCTTAAAATATCAATCTAGTGAATTAGGGATTGATGACGTTATAGAAACAGACAGGACGGTAGATGAATAAGATTTCACCTAAATATACAGCTCTTATTGATGAAGTAGAAAGGGAGCATTCCATTGATGATGAAAAAGGATTTGATATTAGTAGTCGAGTTCTCATTGTTGATGGTCTTTAACTGAATACATTCATTCGTTCTTTTAGTGCTAGCCCCGCTGTTAATGATGATGGTATACACATCGGAGGTATAATTGGTTTTTTGAAGTCTCTTAGATATGGCATTGCGAGGATAAAACCAACCAGATGTATTATTGTTTTTGACGGCAAGGATGGCACTAAAAGACGACGTAAACTTTTTCCGTCTTATAAAGAAGGACGAAAAGTTAAACAAAATTTAAATCGGCATATTAATTGGGGAACTGCGCCACTTGATGAAAGACAGGCGATGAAAATGCAATTAAGTCGATTACTTCAATATCTTGAACAACTCCCACTGACTTTAATTTCTATTGATGGTACTGAAGCTGATGATGTAATAGCGTATATTACAAAACAGCTTTTAGTGGATAGTAAAATTTTTATAATGAGTACAGATAAAGATTTTTTTCAATTAATTGATGATCGAGTTATGGTATGGAGTCCTACAAAAAAAATTGAATATACTCGACAGAAAATTTTTGATGAATTTGGAATTTTTTCTGAAAACTTTTTAACTTATAAAATTTTATGTGGTGATAAATCAGATAATATAGACGGGATAAGAGGCGCTGGACTTAAATCAATAAAAAAATTTATAGAACCCATTACAGGTAATAATAAATTTGATATTCGTGATTTAATAAAATTTGTTAATAACATAGATACAAAAATAAAATTGATACAAACTATTAAAGATAATACTTTTTTATTAAAACGTAATTATTTATTAATGCAATTAATGAATGTTGATATAAGTAATCACCATAAGGTATATATTCAAGAAGCTATTCAGAAAAAAATTCCACAATTAATTAAATATAAATTTTCAACAACATTTATTCAAGATAAATTATGGAGCCACATTCCAAATATGGAATCGTGGATAACTGAATTTATTAGATTAGATCGATTTAGGATATCAAGGACAAATGGCAATAAATAGATTAGCACAGTTTGGGCATAATTTTCAAATCAAAAGTATTGTGTGTCTTATGACAAAGCCTGGATTTACGGAACAAATATTTGATATTTTAGATGAAAAACATTATGATGGAGATGCACTACAGTGGATTGTAAAACAGTGTAAAAAATATTTTACGGAATATAATAAATCTATAACTTTAGATACATTTAAAGTACAGATAAATGAAATTCATAATGATATTTTAAAAACGACAATAGTTGAAGCATTAAAAGAAATTTATCAACATATAGAAGCATCAGATTTAGATTTCGTTAAAGATAAAACATTAGATTTTTTTAAAAATCAAACTTTAAAAAATGCGATTGTACAATCTGTTGATATTTTAGAGACTGATGGAAATTTTGGTACAATTAAACAGTTGATAGATGAAGCGATGCGTGCAGGAATGGAACGAGATATAGGTCATAAATATCTTGAAATGATAGAAGAAAGATATAGCGAAATGGCGCGTGCTACATTAGAAACTCCGTGGGATATAGTAAATGATTTGACGCAGGGCGGAATAGCAGCAGGGGAATTAGGAGTTATTGTAGCCCCAGCAGGCGCCGGAAAAACTTGGGTTTTATGTGCTATAGGAGCAGAAGCTATTAGGCGAGGAAAGACGATTGTACATTATACACTTGAACTTAATGAAGCATATGTCGGATTAAGATACGATAGTATTTTTACAAATGTTGCAAATCAAAATTTAAAATATCATAAAAAAGAAGTAGAAGATAAATTAGAAACTCTTCCGGGCAGTTTAATAATTAAATATTATCCAACAAAAACAGCATCTGTTCATACTATATCAGCTCAGTTACAACGTATAAAAATGTTGGAAGGAAATGTTGATTTAGTTATAGTTGACTATGCAGATGTCATGAGAGATGTCCAATCTGCAAAAGAAGTAAGGCATCAATTAGGTAATATTTATGAAGATTTAAGAGGTTTAGCCGGAGAGCTTGAAATACCAATTTGGACAGCCTCACAGGCTAATCGATCAGCGTTAGATGAAGATGTGATTGAAGCTCAAAAAATTGCAGAAAGTTACATTAAGATTATGACTGCTGATTTTGTAATGTCATTATCACGAAAAGTTGAAGATAAAATTGCAAATACTGGAAGATTTCATATTATTAAAAATCGATTTGGCCCTGACGGTATAACTTATCCTGCAAAGGTAAATACAAATACAGGCAAGATAGAGATTTATGATAGCAATTCGGTCGGTGGTCAAGAACAGCAACATAAAATAAATAATAGGAATAATTTAACAAAAAAAATGTTATCAAGTAAATATAACGATTTAATGGGAGAATAGATTTATGGAAAATTTTAATCTATCAGAAAATTTTATTAATAAATATAAAAGAAAAAAACCACCATTTGGATTTAACGGTTTAGGAGAACTTACTTATATGAGAACGTATTCTCGCATTAAAGAAAATGGAAAAAATGAAATATGGTGGGAAACAGTTCGACGTGTTGTTGAAGGAACTTACTCAATGCAAAAGAAATGGATTGATTCTTATCAACTTGGTTGGAATGCATGGCAAGCTCAACGCTCTGCACAAGAAATGTATGATAGAATATTTTATATGAAATTTCTACCACCAGGAAGAGGTTTATGGGCAATGGGTACAGCGCTTACAGAAGAAAAAGGTCTATATGCAACATTAAATAATTGCGCGTTTGTGTCTACAGATACACTTAAAGATGATATAGCAAAACCTTTTACTTTTCTTATGGATGCTTCAATGCTAGGAGTAGGGGTTGGATTTGATGTTAAGGGTGCTGGCTTGATAACAGTAAAGGGACCAAATAAAAATCGTACTATTGAAACATATATGATACCCGATACTCGTGAAGGATGGATTGAAAGTGTTAAATTACTAATTGAAAGTTATTTTCTTGGTACTCAAAAACTTGAATTTGATTATACTCAAATTAGACCTGAAGGTCTACCAATTAAGGGATTTGGGGGAATAACAAGCGGACCAGAGCCATTAAAAGAATCACATGAATTAATTAAAAAAATTCTTGAAAGAGAAGTTGACAGTCCTATTTCTGCAACTGCAATCGTTGATATAATGAATATTTTAGGTAAATGTGTTGTTAGCGGTAACGTTAGGCGTACTGCAGAGATAGTATTTGGTGATTTTGATGATGATGAATATCTCGATTTAAAAAATTACAAAGTTAATCCAGAGAGAGAAAGTTACGGGTGGACTTCTAATAACAGTATATACGCGCAATTAGGCATGGATTATGGCCCCGTATGCGAAAGAATTAAAATAAATGGAGAACCTGGATTTGCATGGCTTGAAAATATGAAATATTATGGTAGGATGTGTGATCCTAGAAATGGCCATGATATTAGAGCTGCCGGTGGTAATCCATGCCTTGAACAGACATTAGAAAGTTATGAATTATGTTGTTTAGTTGAAACATTTCCTAGCAATCATATTGATTTAGATGATTATCTTAAAACATTAAAGTACGCTTATCTTTATGCAAAGACAGTAACGTTAGGTAAAACTCATTGGCCAGAAACTAATCGTGTAATGCTTAGAAATCGTAGAATTGGTTGCTCGGTTAGTGGCATTGCACAATTTATTAGTAGTAGAGGATTAGACGAGTTAAAGAATTGGCTTAATGGAGGATACGAAGCAATTAAAAATTATGATAAATTATACTCTGAATGGTTTGCAGTGCCGAGAAGTATAAAAACAACATCTGTTAAACCATCAGGAACTGTATCGTTATTGGCTGGCGCAACACCAGGTGTTCATCATCCCGAAAGTCGCTTTTATATTCGCAGACTAAGATTATCAAATCATTCACCACTTCTTGAACCATTAGAGAAGGCTGGATATACAATTGAACCTGCATTTGGTAGTGAAAAAACTACAGTTGTTATCGAAGTTCCCGTCGATGCTGGAGCTGGTATTAGAACGGCAAAGGAATTAACAGTATGGGAACAACTCTCTTTAGCAGCATTTATGCAAAAATATTGGGCAGATAATCAAGTTAGTTGTACAGTTACTTTTAATCCTGAAACTGAAAGTGATGAACTACAATATGCATTAGATTATTTTCAATATCAGTTAAAGGGAATTTCATTTCTCCCGAGATCTAAAACCGGTGCATATAGACAGATGCCATATGAAGAAATTACCGAAGAGCAATACAATAAAATAACTAATAAACTTCAAAAATTAAATTTTCGTAAAGTAGAAGGTAATGAAGCAATTGTAGATAAATTTTGTAATACCGATCGCTGTGAAATACAATTAGATGAAAAACCTGTTGCTTAATATAAGATATTGTATGTATATTTAGATAATTAAAATGGATAGTTAAAGGTTATGTATCAGAATATTTATTGTTATCGAAATAAAGGATCTATAAATGTTCATTTATGGGATGATAAAAGAGGTTATAGTAATTTTATTGTTAAGAATTATGCTTATATAAAATCAAATACAGGAATATATCGTTCTTTATATAATGATAAATTAAAAAAAACAACTTACTGGACACGAGAAGACGAAGAAGCAGGTAATGTGTTTGAAAGTGATATTCCATTGGAAACAAAAATTTTAATTAATCAGTATAGCGATTCTGATGAAGTTTCAGTCGGCCATCGTGAATTATTTTTTGATATTGAAGTAGATTCCTTTGATGGATTTCCCGAATGGCGAAATGCTGATAAAGAAATTATTTCAATTGCACTCTACGATAAAGTAACCGAACAGTATTTTGCTTTTGTTAAATCAAATGAAATACATGGCTATAAAAAAGATAATACAGCTGTAGAAGTATTTGAAAGCGAAAAAGAATTATTGCAAAGATTTTTTCAAAAGTATTTAGAAATCAACCCTACAATATTAAGCGGATGGAATATTGATGGATTTGATATTCCGTATTTATTTAACCGAACAAAAAAGATTTTAGGCGAGGAATTTGCATGTTCATTATCTCCAATAGGAACTGTATACTATAATGAAAGGATAAATCGTTATAGAATCGCTGGTGTATCAGTATTGGACTATTTAGCTTTGTATAAACGATTTACGTTTAAGCAACAAGCTTCATATCGATTAGATTATATTGGTGAAATTGAAGTTGGAACTAAAAAAATTAGCTATGAAGGAAGCTTAGACGATTTATATAAAAATGATATAAATAGATTTGTTGAATATAATTTACGAGATGTTGATATAATTGTTAAACTTAATAAAAAATTAGATTTTATTAATTTAGCTAGAGGTGTTTGTCATCTAGGACATGTTCAATATGATGATGTATTTTTTCCAAGCCGTTATATTGAAGGGGCAATGCTTCTTTATATGAAAAAACTTAACGTTATTGTACCTAATAAAGTGTTAAAGGGAATAAGATATAAAGATGTTAAGGCTGAATATGAAAAATATAGTGGCGCTTATGTTAAAGATCCAGTTTTAGGAAAACATAGTTGGGTTTATGATTTAGATTTAACTTCAATGTATCCATCAATTATTATGTCATTAAATATTTCACCTGAAATGAAAGTAGGAAAATTATCAGGCTGGAACGCTGAAGAATTTTTTAATAAAAATAATAAAAAAACGTATACTTTTAAGTCTGTTGATGAAAAAACTAGAACATATAATGAAATAGAATTAAAAAATGTATTTCAAGATAGAAATGTAACGGTTTCAGCAAATGGTGTTATATATAGAAATGATAAAAAAGGATTAATCCCTTCAATTTTAAATTCTTGGTTTAATCAACGTAAAGAATATAGACGGCTAGCAAAAAAATATGCTGAAGAAAAAAATGATGAACAACATGAATATTTTAACAGACGACAATATATTCAAAAGGTTATGCTTAATACTGTTTATGGTGTTTTGGGACTTCCTATTTTTAGATTCTACGATAGAGATAATGCGGAAGCGACAACGTTAACAGGTCAGCAATTGATTAAATTTTCACAAAAAATGACAAATTACTTATATAATAAAGAATTAAATGACGATAACGATTATGTTCTTTATACTGATACTGATTCTTTATTTGTTAGCGCTATTCCAATTATAAAAAAACGCTATTTAGATATTGATTTAAAAAATGAAAGAGATATGACAGAAAAAGTTCTTAATATCGCTTCGGATGTACAAGATTTTTTAAATAAATCGTATGATTTTTTTGCACAAAAGTTTTTAAATATCAAAGATAAACATTTATTTAATATTAAACAAGAAGTAATTGCAAAAAGTGTACTTTTACTTGCTAAGAAAAGATATGGTCAATGGATTATAAATGAAAATGGGCAAACATGTAATAAATTAGATATAAAAGGTCTAGATATTATCAGAAGTTCAACTCCACCCGCATTTCGAGATTTAATGAAACAAATTTTAAAAGATATTTTAACTGATGTAGATAAAAATATTATAGATAAAAATATTGTCAATTTTAAAAATACAATGAGAAAACTTCCAATTGATGATATAGTGAATGCTACGGGTATGAAAGGCATAGAAAAATATACAGAAAGAAAAAATAATAAAGAATTTATGTTTACTAATTTGAAAAAAGGCGCGCCTGTTCATGTTAAAGCATCAATTAGATATAATGATTTGTTAAAATATTTTAATGTAGAAAAAAAATATGATTTAATTCGTAGTAAAGATAAAATAAAATGGGTTTATTTAAAACAAAATCCACTTAATATAGATGCGATAGCTTTTAAAGGATACGACGATCCAAAGGAAATCATAAATTTTGTAAATACTTATATTGATTACTCTAAATTATTTAAGCATGGACTAGAAAAAAAGTTAAAAATGTTCTATAATGCTTTAGATTGGCAAGAGCCAACTGATAGTCAAACAAATATTGAACGATTTTTTAAATAGGAGAAATAAAATGAATACAGTCACTTTGAAAAATAGATCACCAGTATCATACAAATATGTTAGTACAAAAGAATATGTAGATAAGTTTCCATGCGCATATAGACAATGGAGAGCAGATAGTCATTGTAATGT